TCATACTCTAACACCCCCTTTCCTACTACTTATTATACATCAACCCTCTTGACTTGTCAAGGGTTCTGGGGTATAATGGACTTAGAAAGGATGATAAAAATGACAAAAGAGGAACAAAAACCGACATATTATGACGGTGCAAAACTACTGTCACTTAAAGACATAAATGGAGACGTGCCTGAGCTTTACCTGTGTACCACAAACAGAAGTGGTGGTAAAACTACCTATTTCGGTAGACTCGTCGTGAACAGATTCATTAAAACAGGCAAGAAGTTTTGCCTGATGTATAGATTCAATTATGAATTAAAGGATGTGGCCAATAAATTCTTCAAGGATATTGGCAGCTTGTTCTTTCCTTATTTCTATATGACAGAAAAAGCACAGGCAAAGGGAGTATATTATGAGTTGTTCCTCATGTGCCCTGCGTGGGACGAACCAAAGTCCTGCGGTTATGCGATTGCGTTAAATCAAGCAGACCAGATTAAAAGGCTGTCACATCTTATGAGTGATACTACCTCTATCCTGTTTGATGAATTTCAATCCGAAACGAATCACTATTGCAGTGAGGAAGTGCAGAAGTTCATTTCTATCCACACTTCACTTGCAAGAGGACAGGGCAAACAGGTCAGGTATCTTCCTGTGTATATGCTGTCAAACGCTGTTACACTTATCAATCCTTATTATACTTCTCTTGGAATTAGCGCAAGACTTAATCCAAGAACCAAGTTCCTCAGAGGCGAAGGATGGGTGCTTGAACAGGGGTTTATAGACAGTGCCGCAAACGCTCAAAAAGGAAGTGCGTTTAACAGAGCATTTTCGGCAGAAAAGTATGTTGGATATGCTGCGGCCAATACATACTTAAATGATAACGTAGCTTTTATTGACAAGGTTGAAGGCAGGAGCAGATACCTTTGCACACTCAAGCATGATGGCAAAAGTTATGCAATCAGAGAGTATGCTGACATTGGTATTATTTACTGTGACGATAGGGCTGATATGACATTCCCTTATCGTCTGACGGTGACTACCGAAGACCATGATGTTAACTACGTTATGTTGAAGAAAAATGATGTTTTCCTCACGCAGCTAAGGTGGTACTTTGAAAAGGGCTGTTTCAGGTTCAAGGACTTGAAATGCAAGGAGGCGATTCTGACAGCCCTTTCATATTGATGGTATCTGCGATTGCCTCACAAATTGCACTCCTCAGATAGCACTCATTAATTTGAGCTGGCGAGTGGACGGTTACGCTGACCGCTTTTTGTGTACAATCGTTATAGATATAGAAAAGCCCTACACCGTTTTGGTGCAGGGCTTTTTTCATTCTATAACTGCGTTGAGTTCTTTACGGAGTTTCCAGTGCGTTTTACGTTTCGCCAGAGATAAGGGGTCTTGAGGTTTCTTGTGTTTTCCTTTCATGGGTTCTCCAACTACTGCATATCTTGGTGACATTCTGTTGGTGATAGTTACACTTCCGTCGTAGTGACTACCGTTTACCATCTGTTGAGACATTTTTGTGCTTCAATCCTTTCAGAATATTGTTAACTCTCCTGCGAGCTGCCATACGATTAAACACCATAGCGCAGACTTCTGGATTGTCTGATTGCGAGTATAGCTGACAGTTATCGCATCTTATTGAGCTTCTGTTGTCTGCGACAAACACTATAAGTGTTTTACCACAAACAGGGCATTTTACATCCAATGTTACCATTGCATTACCTCATAGTGTACTCAGTTTCTTGCAGGACAGTGCCGCCTCTTATGCGCTTTGGGATTAATTTTCCAGGCACTTTTAAGCCTACATCAAAATCTCTCAAGGTCTTTTTACCCTCAAGTAGAAATAGGTCTTCTGGTGTTTTGTCTTTCTTTGCTGCCAGTTCTTTAATCTTTTGCGGACTAAGATTCATAGCTTCAATGAATAGATTCTTGCATTTTTCTGGCATACCCGCACACTTCACATTATAGTAGGGTTGGCAAGGTTCGCCGTCTTCAACTGTGATATGCTCAATATATGTTTTCTGCCGAACGAAAATTCCTGTATCCCATTGGGATTCAAGTTTCCAACAGCAGAAGTTCGTTGGATGTACAGTAATTCCAGTGATTTGTTCTGGTGGTAAGTCACAGTGTATGCTATCTGTATCTGCGTAGATAAAGCCTGGTTTATTGACACCATGATAGTTTGCCTGTGCCGCTCTAATGGTGAAATTTCTTGCATAACTTGTGATTGCACTCCCTATGGGTATATAGCCTGGTTTCTTTTCTTGCTCTTGTATTGTCATAAAACCAATACTTTTGTCTTCCTTGATGTAAGCATATTTGAATGAACTGTTGGTGTTACTTGCCATCTTCCCATAAAGATTATTTAAGAACAGTTTTGCGAGTTCTCTTATAGCTCCCTTGCTGTTCATTTTTATCTCTTTATAGTGATTGATGTACTTGTCAAATATGCCCTTTTCCGCCTCAAACCAACAACCATCTAAAATTTCGCAATCTATCAGATTATAATGCTCTTGTATTAACTTATAGTCTGTCATTGTGAGTGTAAGCTCAACGGTCGCAGGTTTCACTTCTCCGTTATAATCAATATAACTGTTGTGATACTCACCGTTGTAATAAATGTCACTTGTTTTTAAGCACTCATTTTGCTGATAACGTAGTGTGTTTTTCATTTGAATGAATGGAAGTTTACCACGTTTAAGGTAGAAGCGTGTGCGTATCCTTATAAAGAAATAACGTGCATATTGTTGAGCCTCACTGGGTATGTAGTTTCCTGACCAGAAGTGCGGCAATCCTACTGGGTAATAATTGCCACTCTCACTGTGCATCATCGAGGGATAAAGAGAGTTAACATCTGCGGTTGTGCCATTGTGCTTTATTTTCTTCTCTTTACCCTCTACCACATAGCACCATCCACCTTTGTATGAGCGGCGAATGTACTCACCTGCGTTTGGATACCCATATACCGCAGGGTCGATTTGAAATTCATACACATTTGGGAAGTACAAACGATAATCGAATCTACCTACTGTCTTTTTGTACTCGTCAAGACAGCAAGAACCAATTGTCAGTTTATCATGCCCCTCATTGTACATGATTTCAATTGCCTCTTTAACAACCAACACGTCGTTTTTGATGTATTGTTCTTCTTCTGGAGTGATAACACAACCTGCGTATCTAATGCCCTCATACTCCATATCAAGTTTTTTGTGCTTAGTTCCAAATGATTTTCCTATTTTCTTTACACTAAATGGTAATAGCTTGAGTGAATCTCGCAATTCTATAGTGTTTCTTCCCTCTTTTATTTTGATGATATACCACTGCCCCATTTCTGATATTGAATATTGAAATGTCTTGCTCGTCATATGACGTTCCTTTATCCAATTTACGTGAGGGACATTGTTTTCATCAACCCACTCCCTTGCTGCTTGCTTATACTCAAGAGTGTTCAGAAGAAAATCAAGCCAAAATGTGCCATCAAATTTCAGGTTATGGAAGTAACACCTTATGTTAGTTTTGAGAGACTTCATGTATTCATACAGTTCGTCTATGCTGTGAAACACATGAACATCTTCACTGAATAGCTCAACAATTGCAGCAGCCCAGACTTCCGTATGAACTTGTCCTTTGTAGACGGTTGTCTCAAAATCCGCTACAAAAGTTCGCCATTCTACACTCAATCTTCTACACCTGCAGTTTCTTCAACTGATTGTGTTGCAATTCTGTTTTCTTCAACGGATAATGGAGTGTTCATAAGAATTAGATTGAACTCAGCGTAATATTTTTCTGCTTTGTCAGGGTCAGACAATTCGTATTTCTGCGCCCAAGATAGGTCAACTTTCAATGATTCATATTTTCCTGAGACATGAGCGGCAACATTGTCTTCACCGTATGCGGCAATAGCTAAGTCTAAAGCATCATTAAATTTGTTTCTGAAATATGAAGAAGATAGTGAGTTAATATTTTCTCTGAGTTCCTCTATTTCTTTAGAAGCAACATGAAAATCTGTATCGACGTTTATTGGATTTTCGTTATAATAAAAAGGGGCAGCATTTTTAGTTGCCTCATTCATTATATCCTGAACATCTTTGATTCGGATTTTCTCTACTTCATATATCCACTTCCTATTTACTCTGCCGCGTGGCATTGCACCGTATAATAGATAGTCAGATACTTCTTTTGGCAAGTTACCCTCAATGTCGAAGTTATAACCTGTCTCTTTTTCTGCTTTTTCTATGCGTTTTCCAAGGCGTTCAACAGCCTCTTTCCACGCTTCTCTTGGTTTGCCCTTGGCCTTGTAAACCAATTCGTCTATATTGTTAGGAAGTGATTTTTTGGTTTTCTTCTTAGCAGGTGCATTGTCACGCCTTGCCATACCTGCACCTCATTTCTTTGCTATTATGAACTGCTGTCAGATACGCAGTAATGGCGTTGTAATCCTTTCGTTCAAGTAATTCGTACAAGTATTCAACAATATCGAGCTGTCCTTGGTAATAGCTCTCCATATCAATGTTCATACGAATCCTCCTACAGAACAAGGGATAGGGAATAGTCCCTACCCCTTGTGCTTGCATTACATGAGAGAACAGGTCAGGAAAGACTTTCCTGCGTAGTTCTTGCTCGGCCTACGGTACACTTCGATGGTGTACTCCTCATCAGGTGCTGCCTCAGCCATCTCGGAGGCAATATCCATAAAGGCATTGAAGAAACTTTCACTGCCAGTATGGTACTTGTTGCCGCCCTTGTCGATAATGACATACTTCTTATAGTCCTTATCCTTGGACTTCTCATTGTGGACATGGAGTTCAGCCCAAAAGTCAGGGGTCAGCATCATGGGCGCATCATCCTCAACAACACTGTCAAGAGAGACAGCATTGGAGAGGTCTTTCAGCTTGATAATCTCACGTGCGGTGAGCTGCTTGCTGCTGTTGACAACTTTGACAGAATATCCTTCCATTTTTAGTTAGCCTCCTTGTTATTCTTCTTTTCGAGTTTGGTTGCGTTAGCGAGGAAAATGCTCTCGGTCATGCCGTACAGTTCCTCAAGAATCTCAGTTTCGACAACGTGGACAGCTCTGAGATTCGGCTCGTCAACGAGAGCGGCCTGAGCTTTCTGCAGCAGTTCCTTTTCCTTTTTATAAGTGCGAGGGAACAGGAAAGTTCTGTTACAGGGTTCTCCACTCTCAATGTCGAGGCAGAGTACGGTTGCTCTGGTGGTGGTGATGGTGCGAGTTACCATAGATTCACGCATAGTTTTGTTTCTCCTTTCATTTCTTTTGCGTGCTGTTTTTGAGAGGTCATGCCTCCCTCAAAGGGTACAGATTTACTGCACCCTTTAGGGGAATCATGCACGTGGTAAAGGGATTACATCTGCGTAGTCAATGGATTGAGAAAATTCACAAGCACGTTTGTTACGAAAGTCCCCTTGGGAATCTACGTATAGTTTGTTGCTCTTGTTGGGGTAGAGGAATACTTTTTGCTTGCAGTTAAATGCTTCATATAAACTCTTGATTGCAAGAGCACCTTTTGTGCTGACAGGATTTACACAGTAGAGAACATTTCTGTAGTAAACAGCTACTAAACGCTCATCGTCGTCAAAAAGACAATGAATGATTTTCTTGAGGAATAGTCCGTTGTAAACTGTTCCATACCATGTGGGGTCGTTGAATGATTCAATCGGTTTGCGCTTGATTTGCATTGCAACTTGTATCAGGTATGTTCTTGTCATTTCACCACCCCTTTTTTAACAGGTGTGCGGCATATGCACTAATGCACCTATAGGTGAAATACCTACCCGATTCGATTTTCTCTGTTTGCGGTTCAAGGAATAGTGGACACTCAACGCAATCCATGCCCTCACAATCGAAGTCTATCAAACGCAGTTGCTTCAATTGCTTGTGAGACAATGCTCTGACGGTAGACGCTTCAATCATTCGGCATCACGCTCAATGGTAACTTTGGTGGTAACGTGGCCAAAGTTGGTGATAACATCGGCTTTGCCTGTTTCTGTGCCTGTTGCCACACTTTCCTGCGTGATAATGAGAGAGCCGTCCTCTGTAATGGTAGCTGATTTGCAGTACATGAACGCTCCATCATTGAACTTGAATTTAAGAGCCATAGCTTTTTAACCCCCCTCTCAGAATTTGTTAAGCAGTTCAACCAAAAGGTCAAGCTGTTTGACTAGTTCATGCGCTTTAGCTTCGAGTTCATTGGTAGAGGTTGCTGCAGTTTCTTCGTTGGGATGTGCCTTGATTTTGCGATGTTCTTTTTCGTCGTAGAGCCTAACGCACAAGCAAGCACCATCAATCTGGAGAGGGCAATCATTGCAGGATAGCTTGTCGAACCCGCCGCAGTTGATACGTGCTACACCATCAACAAATACGTTGAGCATTTCGTCGCTGAGATTTTCGATGCGTTCGTCAACGGTTTTCATGGTTTTCCTCACTTTCATTTTTAGTTTGACAGAACGCTCAAACGCTAAACGCTGAGCAAACGCTTGAACGCTCTGGCAAACGCTCAGATTTACTGAGCATTGTGATTGCGGCGAGTAAGCTCTAAATCCGCTTGAACTGCTATGCAGGGTGTGAGAGGAAATGTATCACCGAACCCTGCGTAGAGTGGGCACTGAGCACACTCAAGGTACTTTGGACAGAAGTGCCGCAGAGATTCTGCGAAGTCCTCAAGTTCTATATCGCACAGGTTGAGCATACGCTTTGTGAGGTCTGAATCGTATTTCTTTGTGTTATCCATACGCTATTCCTCAACGCTGATTATGTCTTCGATTGCTATGCACGTATAATCAAATGCGTTGCGCTTGACATATAAGAGATTGCCTGAGACAAACGAGCTTATACCATACACTGTTCTTTCTACGTCTATCCGCTTGAAATCATGCGGAACACCTTTTTCAATGTATGTTACTTTCATGGTTAAACCCCTTTCATACTATGGGTACTATTAATAGTACCCATAGTATTTCTTTACGTTCCAGTCAAAAAAGTTATTGTTTTCGTAAAGCTCAATCTGCGTATGGAATTGATTGTATTCGGAATCAGATTCTGTGAAGCTCGCAACAGGAACGAACCCTTGAAACCTTGCGCTGCCAATGTCTTTTTTAAGCGCATCCTTGCACTCGTGATAATAGGAACGCTGCAGGAACTCCGCCGTGAATCTGTTGATGTGCCTTGACGTTGTATTGCTGTATGTACCGCTGCAATATAGATTCAGACCGTGTTCGTCGTCTCTTATGATACATACGCTTGTGTTATAAGAAACAAGCTCCACCGTTGAACCGTCTGCGTCATGTTCAATGCGGATATGGCACTGAGCGAACGGCATGGAATGTAAACGAAATTTTTCTACCATTGTTTAACATCCTTTCTGTGTTTAATTTTGGTTTCAGCATGGTTTACAATTCATACAGATTGAATCAACCTGTATCAAGTCTAAACCATGCAAGGGGCAGGGTTTTTATCCTTGCCCCTTGCGGTAGCCGATTCACTCGGCTTCAACCTCTTCCACATCTTCAGGGTTTGCCTTGAAATAGGCACGAGCTTCTTTTACATCCTTTACAGGAATGGCGGCCTTGATAAAAGCTTCTTCCGTCATGGCGTAAAGGGCGTCACGAGACATAACCTTGACAATTTCCACGAGCTTGTGTTCGTTCGTGTCGAACTTTGCCTTTAGTGCCTTGAGGGCGGATTCCTTGCCTTTGAATTCCAGGCTTCCCATGGAATAGGATTCAATGCTAACCTGTGCTGTCTTGACGTTCAAGCACATGACGTCATAAGACTTTTCGGAAATGGTACGTGTGATAAGTTTCATTGTTTTACATCCTTTCTGTTTTATCCGTGTTATTCTTTGGGGGTTCCTTTCCCCCTGGCAAGTATAATATACCACAACCATGACGATATGTCAAGGGTTTTTTCAAAAATTTTCTAGTTTATTTTTTAACAATGTTGCTGTGAATTTTTTAACAATGTGGGA